CAACAACTAAACGAAAAACGCAACCATTAAAAAGAACAAAAAGAAGAGCTCCAGTAATGAGAAGAAAATCTTCAAGACGTAGTTCAGCAAAAAGAGGCTTAACTTCTGTTTTCAAGGGCGGTTTACTTGGTAAAGCTGCAGCCGGAATCGGTGCAGCCACAGTAATGTCATTAGTCGTCTCAAATTTCGCACCCCAATTTACTTCCATAAGTAATATTGCCGGTGGTTATCTAGGTGGCGGTGCAGTTGGTGCTATTGCAGCACTTGCAATTAATGGCGGTCTTGGAAACTTAGGCGGACTATTTGGTGGATCATCAGGTGCTTCACAAGCACAGGTAATGGGAGTTTAATAATGCCTTTACCTGTACAAAGAAGCTACACCGTAACAACAACCGCACTAAACGTGCCGGTCAATATGGTAGATGATGATACTGGATTAACCCAATGGTTAATTCTCCAACCCAATATCCTACAAGATCTGGTAATGAATCCAGATAGTGGAGTAGCCGGAGTTTTGCTAAACTTTACGTTAGTCAAAAATGGAAACCAAACACCCGTTCGTGGTTTTAGCAGTTCAATGTCTCCAACGACTCAAGGCCGAGTCCCTATCGGAAACGTTTCGCTATCAAACGGGCAATATCAATTCAGCGCAGTACAAACAGCCGGTGCAGTTCCACAAACTAACAGCATTTTGGCACGTTATGCAGCACCCTTGAATTAGGTGTTAACAAATGGTATTCCAAAATATCACGGTAAGCAATTTACCAATTCTTTTTCCTATTAGACAAATTTTAACAAGTGCAACAATTTTAGGAGAACAATACACAATATCTTTTCCAGATCAGTTCATGGGTTATGCGGTTGCATTAAAAATTACAAATCAAAGTGGAACAAACGCATGTTCATATTCCTATAATAGAAATCCTGAATTTTCTAATCTTGCAGCTTCATCTTTTGACACAATAGATGGCACTCAATTAAGATACATCACAGTAAACACACCGGCCGCAATAGGCGAAACTGTTCTTGTTGAAGCTCAAATATTACCAATAAAACGAGATATTGTCGAACCTTTGGAGTCACTCTAATGTCCTTTGGCGGCGGCGGCGGCGGCAGTACGGGGGTAACAGCTCATAAACATAATTCACAAGCTGGTGAGGGCGGTTCTTTACAATTCAATAATGATATAGTTACAGGATCCTCAATGCAAGTAAATGGCGGAGCTGAATTACCTTTAGAGGTTGTTGTTTAATATGGTAGAACCTATAACCATTGGTATTGGGACTAACAAGTGGGTAAAAGAATCGACAACTAAAATGTTAACACTTGCCAAACCTAGCACAAATGCGGCAGTAGCAGAAAGTTTGCATAATGCTGGAGTTGATTATCAAGTTCCAGTAGGTAAAAAATTTATAATATTACAGGTTCAATTTGGCGGTGGTTATGCTTCTAATACTGGGGGTGCCTCAACCGCATATCAATTTATTGGAAATTTAATGACAAACACGATCACAGATAGTTCTGTTGGTGCAATATCAGTTTTACAAACTAACGGTGGAAATAATCACAGAGAGGGATTTGAAAATACTTCTGGATCTGCACAAGGTTCAAACATGATAGCGGAAACTTACATTGAAGTTGCAGCTGGGAATTATATTATTGGTTTTGGCTCATATTCTGTTGCAATAAATTGTACGGGAATTGAAACTAATGTATAAAATAAAAGAGTAGTACAATTGGGACACTTTTAGTTAATTCGTTTTATTATATTGAAAATCTGTCAAGGATATTATGCAAAGTGTCCCAATCGTACTACTCTAATTATCCCAATCAAAAAGGACTTTACAGTTGTGACACCTGATCTGCACGTCTTCAAGTATTGGTTCTGAACATTGAGGACAATACACTTGTGTCCACATTGTTACCAATCTTTTAATCTCCTTATCATTCATTAAACTAATGTGCCTTTGGAGTATTTCCCTATCTGTCTCTTTCATAATATTCCCCAACGTGCTTGACAAAACGCACATACAGCTTTACCATTAGGATCACATGATGAAATTAACCAAGTGTGTTCATATGACCAAGAACGACTTGATTTTTTGCATTTAGGTTTCATTCTTGTAATATTCCCAATTTTCTTGACGTTAATTTTATAGATAATGCAATAGCTTCATCTGCATTATCTAATCCTTGTTTTTTCCTGATTTGTTCAAGTAATGCGAACAATTCAACTTGCATGGTCAAAGTCTTATGCACTTTGATTTGTCCGCCGGTTCTCTTTGCTTGTTTGGTTATCATACAAAGTCTTTACAAAGTTTCTATTTAACTACACACACATACTTGACATTTTGAACCTAAAGTTCCCGAAACAAACGTTCATAGTCATTCCGTTTTTTTCGGGTTCCCCAGCCCATTGAAGAACAATTCACCCAGTTGCCTTCCCTCTAGGGGATAGCAAGTGTCGATCAGTAGTTGATTAAAGTGTAGTGTTTTGCGGCGGTTTTAGGGGTTTGAGGGGGTTTTAAAGGGGGAGATAGGGGTAAATAGTACGTTATTCGTCATATATTATGGGAAATTTTTTAAATGATTTGATTAATTTGTTAGGAATTAAAAAAAATGATGATGATGAAGATTTAGACATAGAAATTGATGAAGAATGAGATCATCTTACTTGGTTCCATTGTTTCCAATTAGTGTAAGAAAGTTTTGTAAAATTTGCAGATTCAAAACATTAGTTTTACCTTTTACAGCAAAAAAATGTTCAGGTTGTGGGAATAATTATGATTGAGTATGTTTTAATTTTAGTTGCAGCAGTTGCAGCCGGAATAAGTGGAATAATAATTTCAAGAAACCTATATGGAAATAACGTTATCCATGGCAAAATCAAAAATAGATATGACTCCTACATTTTAACACTAGAGGCCGATAACAAAAAATTAACTGGAAAACTAAATAAATTAAAACAAGGCGTTTCAATTTCAAAAGAAGACTTTGACGAGGATAACCCACTTGGTTCACTTGGCGGAATTATCTCACAATTCTCACATTTATTGCCAAAGAATATTCAACCGTTACTTAATGATCCTAAAACGATTTCATACGTAACAAAGTTAGCTGCAGAAAACCCCGATAAAGTAAAAGAATTAATTCAAAAATTTATTAAAAAACCAAAAGGCGGAGACACTGAAATATCCAATCACGATAGCATGTCGGTTTAATGGTAAATATTGTGACTCTTGTTATTGCGGTTTTGGAATAATTAGTGATGGCGATACTTTTAAAATCGGTAAATGTCTTTATTGTAAGAGATGGTAAACTTTGATGAAATTCTTTTGCTTGTTATTGGTTCGTTATCGCTTGGGTTTCTCAACAAGAATGGAAAAGATCCATCAGTTCAAACAGTCGGTGCAACAAGAGATTTTGTTAATCCGTATCTGGATAAATTACAAACTGCACAAGTTCAAGCTTTAGAATTTTTAAATGATGAAGCTCAAACATTAGATCAGGTTAGAGCTAACAGTATTGCAAGTCGAGATTTATTTTATAATAAAAATTTAGAAATTGGCAAAAACATTTTAGACATTGAAAGACAACGTGCAGATATTGATATAGATTTTATTCAATCAAATCTAGATGAATCTAGATCCTACATTTCACAACAACAAAAAACTTTTCCGGCTGCAAGTGGGTTTTCAAGTTTGGCACCAAAGGGAGATTGGCAAAATACGGCACGGTCATTACTTAGCAGAATTACAAACACAAATGCCGGTCAAAGTGTATTCCCAGATTTTAGATTAATTGCAAATCAAGAAAATTATAATATTGTAAAACAACAAGCAGCTTATGAAACAGCACAACAAAATATTAAAACTGCACAAGCTTTTGGATTAAAAGCAGAAAGAAAAATTATAGATTTGAATAACGCTTTTGATGAAAACTTTGGCGATATTAGCAGATATAGTTAAATTATTGTTCGTTATTCGTTAATCAATGGTATCTATATCTAATTTACTTACACTAGCTGCAGTAGGAACAGCAATTTTAGGATTTTACAAACTTGGCGGAGCTTCCGGTATTGGTTCAAGACTTGGTGGTGGCGTTTCAGGTTTGTTTGATAGTTTCACAAATAGTTTAATTCCAAAAACACAACCAAACAGTCCAGATAATCAAGGTGGTTTTAATTATGATAGTAGCGGCAGCGGCGGCGGCGGTTCACAAGCTATTCCATTAGATGAATATCCTGTAACAGATAACGAGGGGAACCCATTAATTCCAATTACACCGATTAACAACATTGACAAATCCGCATTTACTGCACCACTTGCAGCCGGTGTTGTATCAAAAGGATTTGCAGAAAAATATTCATTTCAAGCCCCACCAACTGACGGACGATTAAACGTTTCAAAAACTTTTCAATACATTAACAGTCCAAGTTATAGAGCAGTTGTAAGTCAAGGCAGATCATCACAACCTTTTGGCGGCTATACGTCAGCTGATGATCAGCGTAACGAATTACAAAGACAAATTGAAATCAATGCTACAAAATATCCGGAGTGGTTCGCATAATGGCAACAGCAAAACAACTAGCAGCACGAAGAAAATTTTCAAAGATTATGAAGTCCGGCGGATTTAAGAAAAAGACAACGAAAACAGTACGAAAATCGAGGACCAAATTACGAAAAACAACAACAACTAAACGAAAAACGCAACCATTAAAAAGAACAAAAAGAAGAGCTCCAGTAATGAGAAGAAAATCTTCAAGACGTAGTTCAGCAAAAAGAGGCTTAACTTCTGTTTTCAAGGGCGGTTTACT